TCACCAACTGATTGTACGTCTTCTTGTCCACAGGCTCGTACGGTGCTTGCGGGTACGTGTGGTCTGAGTACGGCAAGAAGCTGATACCAGACACCTTGTCGAACTTGTTGTACAACCACTGTCCTACCTCCAAGAACTCCTCGTCCCTGTAGTAGCAAGTCATAGACGGCTTATGCTCGCACCACTCGTCTTGGTATATTTCCCAGAGTTCTAGCTGCTCCATAGCACCCATGTCTGAGGCTGTCACAGCGCCTTCAGGAGACGCGATAGGGAAGCTAAATACCCGGGTACTGGGGGACATCACATCGTCCTCTACAGGGACACCAGCGGCCTCTAGAACGGTACACAGAGGGTCACGAGAGTCAGCACGGACTCGCCTAATGTACTGGCTGCTGTAGCGAGGGTGTATCCCACTAGCAGAATCGACCAGCTGACTAACAGTACCTGAAGGCTTAACAGCAGTAATGGCTGTAGATACGTTAATACCCAGCCTAGAAGACCACTGTTCATTAGTTTTGACGGCCTCTGCTCGCATAGCCTTGAGCCACTTCTTGAGTTCACTTTTGTCTCCTCGTCCTGACAGCATCGGGTGATCCATGATACCTGTTAGTGATACACCCAACAACGCCTCGTCTTCTGTGTTTACTCTCCAGACGTTTCGGAGATATCGAAAGTCGGTAAGTGTTGCCTGTAGAGTCCCAAGGATAGTTGCAACTCGTACTTTTCGTTTGAGGTCTGAAAGTGTATCGGACGGCCTGACAACAACTTCTGAAAGGTTACAGAACTGATAGGGTCGGAGGATGATCTCGCTACACGGATTAGTTCCAAAATCAAAGTTAGCATCTCTTCGCTCATTTCGTGCAGCCTGCTTCTGACTCGCCACTCTGTTAAAGACACCTCGCTCTCCGCTTCTTGATTCGTACAGGCTTGTCCACTCATTTAAAAATGCCTCGAAGTCTGGTGTTTCTGTGTAACACGCTGAGTTGTTTGCTAATCCACGTTGAGGGTTGTCGGTCCACCACTGTCCGTGCTTACACCTTCGGAGTCTGTCGTCGGTGAGGTTGCTGAGACTAATGAGGGCTGATCTTCGGACTCCTCCCACGACGACGATTTGAGCAATCTTACAGCAAAGATCGTGGCACTCGACTGAGCTAAGTTTTCTTCCAGCCGCTCCCTGAAAGAGTTCAACTGTGAATCTGAATAATTCGAGCAGAGGATCTGGACCCGATGCTCTACCTCCAAAAACTCGTAGCGCGGAACCTGCAGGTCTAACTCTGCTAGTGTCCCATCGTGGAACCTGACCCGAATACAGCAGTGATACCAGTTCCCTAAACGATTTCGCCCATCCGATCTTCGAATCTGCCACATTAATAACTGTGTCGGTTTCATGGAATGTCTCTGCCACCTCCGGTAGTTTCTGTACGTACTGCCGTTCAACACTAAACCCTACCCCTGTACCGCACATTAGTACGTACATCATCTCGTCGAACGCTTTGGGGTGGTCGATAGGTAAGTAACTACAGTTAAATCCTGCTACGTTGTCACGATCCAAAGCCTCTCCAGCGGTCATCAAAGCTCGCATTGAAGGCATGACTTCTAGATCGTGTATAGCCTTGAACACTTCCTTGTGTTCTTTTTCAGGCAGCTTCTCCCCCCAGTAATCTACGTAACGCTTTACTGTTTCTTCCCATGACTCGCGACGCTGCTCTTCTGGCAAGTACCGTGCGTATCTCGACTTGTGTATGTACTGTTGGTACGCATCCATCTAATCTATTACTCCTGTTATTCCTAGTGTCTCGTTTATTATTGCGTGTGCCGCCATGTTTAGAAGCATGTACACACCGTCCGGATACTGTTCGTTAGCAGCTATCTCAAACACTTCACCGTCTTTGTACATCACGACGGCTACCTTAACTTCTTTCCCTTCTTGTTCGTAGTCAAGCGCCTTGACTGAAAAGGCCGCGAGGAACTCAGACGTAGTAATGTCTTTCTCTTTCTTTCCGAAGTTACCCTCAACTATCTTCACGAGCCTACTTCCTTTATCAGCCACTCTAAGTAGACCTTAGCTTTCTTGAGGTCTTCTAAACCGTTCTTGTATTCGTAGCGCCAAAGATACTTCAAGCAGTTACCTTTGAGGTAACCCTTGTATTCTTGTGGGTGCATAGAAGCCTTAATTGCTTCAATAGCTTCGATGGCCCCACGGTTGTAGTGATCTGGCTGGGTAACTGGGTTGTGTATATCTTGAGGGTGGTACAGTTTACCGTACGCTGTCTTACTGGACACGTTCCACTCCTCGGGTGTTGCATCATCAATACTCATCTTCATCGTCTTCCTCTTCTTGCTCTTCAAATTCTTCGTAAAAGAACTCTAGGCGTTTGATGAGCTTGTCTTCAAAGCGGTCTAGTATTTCTGCTGATGATATTTGTAGGGCTTCTAGAAGATCGTCGGGGTCGTACAACCGCAACAACCGCTCTTTAGTTTCTTCTAGTGTCAGAGACATAATCGACTAAATCCTTGAGCGTACTGGTATCGTACCATTTTATGTTATTTTTGTCACACCACTGGGCCATCGTATTTCTGGTACTTTTACTCACTTTTTGGTTAGGCTTCATAAGTACGAAGATAAGTTCCTGATTGCTTCCAAGGCAGTTAGAGATTGAGCGGTACTTCTGGGTGTCTCCTGCTCTAAAGTATCCTTTACATTCGATGTAATAAGTAACACCTTGTTTCTCGTACACAAAATCTGGGGTGTACTTTCGTTCGATCCTGTAAGGGACTTGACACGACTCGTACGTAAAACCAAATGGTTGTAGCTGCTGCGCGACATCTTTTTCAAATCCTGATCTGTATTTACCTAAGTTCGATTTCCGGGACTTGCGGCTCATTAGCCACCTCCACTAAATAGCGTGGGCCGTTAGCGTAGGCAAAGCCTCTAACGTCAGGCCAACAAACTTTTTTGTAAGAGCAGTACGAACATCCTACTGCCAGTTTTTTGTTACCGCTTTTACCGTCTGCCACAGCTTCGTAACAATGCTCGGGTGGTTCTTCTTTTTGTACAATCTCTTTGATGTGTTCGATACGTTCTTCGATGTCGTAAGAAATTGTGTTGTGAACGAAAGCCTTCGTGTCCTCTGTATCGTACAGGAGGTACGTCAAGTGTCCGTTCTGCTTGTCCATAGCTAACCAGCCAAAACGATTGTCTCTTCCCTCTGAGTGTGCGTAACCTTTAATTTGAGCAACGTAGCCAAACGGGTCGTCAAGAGCCATACTTCCGTCCTTGAATTTCTTAAACCCAAAAGTGGACACAGACTTAACATCAGTGACAACACCGTCAATTTTACAGTCCATAGACCCTGTAATACCCGAAACTTCACACCTCTTTTGTTCATCAGTAACCTCGTGTCCAGCTAGTTTTGTTAAAAATAACAGAAGCTCTTCGATCAAGTGACCGTACATAAACTTTACGTAAGTGTTTGGCGGTAGTTCTTCTGCTACGTCCGGGTTGTTAACTGCGTTCCACAGGTAACGATCCTTACGTCCGATGTTAGACATACGCAGGGTACGTCCGTCTCTTTTCTCAGTGAACAGGTTGGTCATTAGACGCTTACAGTTTTCACCGAACTGATCTATCTCGTCGTACAGGTCAACACTTTCAGCTGGCTCTTTGTCAGCCACTACCTTGTATATGTCTTCGACCAGCGTGTGTATGCTCATTCTTCATGCTCCACCCACCGACACTTACGGGTTTGTCCGTTGAACTCTACTAACTGTACACGTAAAAGTTTCTGTTCTTCTGTACGTGAGTGGCCGTACCGTGTATCAGTGTTCTTAGATTTTACATCGATGAACACAGGCACTCCGTTCCTGAGAGCAATTAAGTCGATAGCTCCGGTGCACCCGGCGTTACGGAAGACTTCGTAACCCTCGTCCCACAGCCAAGTTGTCACGTAGAACTCAGCTATGTCTCCCAAACGATTCGTATCTGTTATCTTCTCAGCCATTCTGAAACTCCTTAGTGTGTGTCTGCCCATGTGGTTCCAATTTTGAACTCTCCGTCCAGCGGACATCTGAGGTTAAACGATACGCCAGCCTCCTTGAGGCAGCTGACTGCGAGTTGACCGTAAATCTCTGCTTGTTCTGTAACCACCTCCGATTGAATCTCATCGTGTATGTTTCCTATGAAGCGGTAGTTAAGATTCTTTTCAGTGGCCGCGTCGTCCAAGAGCAGCAACGCTCGTTTCATTACGACAGCACCTGCGGCCTGCAGTAAAGTGTTTAGTGCACTATGCTCGGATCGAACCCAGAGTCGTCGTCCGTCGAGTCCTCTGAGATAACCTCTCCTAGACGCCTGCCCAACTCTGTCTCGTAGAGCTTCAAGAGCAGGTGTATTTCGTAAAAAGCGGTCCCGAAGAAATCGACCATCTCTTGAAGTTCCTCCGACGATGGTTCCGATTTTAGCGTCTCCGGCTCCGTACAAGAAAGCATATATGAAAGTCTTTGCCTGAGGTCTTGTCTGAAGCCCCGCAGCAAGTTGATTTCTGGTGTGAATGTCTCCGTCAAGCAGAGCATCTGTAAACTCCTCGTCGCCCATGTAGTGAGCGAGCATCCGTAGTTCTAGTCCACTAGCGTCAAAGCCCACTAGCCTGTAACCTTCAGGTACAATCCAACATTTACGGCACTCCTCCCCGTACTCTGAACTAGCCGAAGGAACTTGTGCCATGTTAGGCCGCTGGTGTGTCATACGTCCAGTGACAGCACCGTTACTTATCACCCGCCCGTGTACCCTGCCGTCTTCCTGAACGTGTTCAAGCCACGAGTTTACTTGTGCGTAACGCTTTTGCAGCAAGAGGTACTCCAAGACTTGTTGCGCTTCGGGGACATGATGATTCTCTTTAAGCGATTTCTCATCAACAACCGGCTTGCCTGTCGGAGTGAGGCTCGTCCAAACTGCACCCTTAGGTGTAAGCCTGTCGGCCACTTGCTGCCGCGACCCAACGTTGAATACAGTGACTTTATCTTTGAGTCTCTTACCAGTTTTCTCTGAGTATCTCTCTTCAATAATCGGCGGGAAAATCTCTTGTAGACTATGTTCAATTTCATTCATACGCTCCTTGAACTTAGCGCAGAGCATGTGACACAAGC